CAAATCGTACAGCAACAAGGCGGTGCGCCAGAAGGTTCATTAGCAACACCGCAAAGCATACACGCTGCATTAGTTAGGTTTGCAGAGAAAGCTGGCATGAAAGCGCCAGAACTTTACTTCCCTGCACCACAAGAAATGCCTCAAGATGGGCCGCCTCCGCCAACTGATGCACAAGTTAAAGCACAGGCTGATGCGCAAGCTAAACAGCAAGAAATGGAACTCAAGAAGTATGAAATAGATAGCAAGATGCAGCTAGAGCGCGAAAAGTTAGCGCAGGCTGATGCTATTGAGCGTGACAAGCTCGAGCGTGAAACAGCGCTAGCTATTGAGATGCGCAAATATGAACTACAAATGAAAGAAAAGATGTCATCATTTAGACCGGGAGGTAGCCTAATTACATGACCAAAAAGGACAAAGCAGAAGCAAGTGCTGATGCAGCACAAGCAAAACGTGAATTAAAGCTGACGACTACAGCACTAAGAAACATGGAAGAAACAGCAATAGAAAACTTGCTGAAAACTAAACCAGAGGAAGAACATAAAAGACGTGAACTCATAGCGCTTATCAATGTGTGCCGTGAGATTCCACGTAAACTAAACAACTACATTGACACTCATAAGATCAACCAAGAAGGAGTCTAAGAAATGAGTAATGAAGCCCCCTTAAGTATCGACCAAGCTGTAAGCGAGCTAACACAGTTAGAACCGCCAAAGCCTGAAGAAGCAGAAACTACAAATGCTGTAGAAGAAGTAGAAACAGAAGATACCGAATTAGATGGTGAACCAGAAGCCATCGATGCCGACGAGGAGCCTGACGATAGCGAGGTTAACCTTGAAGATGAAGAAGTTGAGGAAGTTGAAGCGGAAGAAGATGTTCCGTCAATCGATGCACCCCAATTCTGGACAGATGGCGCAAAAGATGTTTTCTCATCACTGCCTGCTGAAGCACAATCTGTTATTGCAGATGAAGTTAAGCGGTCACAAGCTGAAACAACTAGAGCGCAACAAGCTGCGGCTGAAGCTACCAAGCAATCGGTACAGCGCATGGAAGAACTACATAATGTGATTGAATCAGTGCATACTGAAACAGCTACGTTAGATAGATTATTCGATCAGCGTTGGAATGATGTAAACTGGGTAGAGATGTCACAAAGAAACCCATCTGAATACTTGCAAAACAAAGCGTTGTTTGAAGCTGAGTCGCAAGCCCTAGAGGTTCATAAAGAATCTGCGGTCACTGCACAAAAAGAATATGAACAACAGATATTGCAAGAAAACTTTGCAAATGCACCTAAGTTATTTCCAGATTTATTAGATGTTGTGAAAGGCCCGGAGATACAACAAACATTGACTAAGACGTTGTTATCACTTGGCGCGACACCTGAAGAACTCAGATTTGCAAAACCCGGAATGTTAGCTCTGGCCTATGATGGTATAAAATACCGGGATAGTCAGAAGAAGCTTTCAAAAACTAGCGCAAAACCTGTGCCTAAGGCAATCAAGTCAAAAGGCAAATCAGCAGGCAATGCAAATTCATTAAGAAAAGCTCGTGCTGCAAAGCGCTTCCACAAATCTAATTCATTAGATGATGCTGTAGCGTTATTGTTATCGAGTTAGCTATCAATAGGAGATTTTTCAGATGGCTGCACCAACAAACACAATCGTACCAGCAGGTGTTGCTGGCAACAGAGAAGACCTCTCAAACCTCATCGAGCGCGTTGCTCCTGAGAAAACACCATTCTGCTCAAACATTAAAGGCGGCGGCGTAAAAGTTACTGCTACAAGACACGAGTGGCAAACAGAAACACTAGCAACTCCTGATGCTGCTTCAGCACAAGTTGATGGTGATGATACTACATCATTTGAAGCTAACACAAGAACACGTGTTGCTAACCGCGTACAAACTAAAAAGCGTGCGGTAGTTGTAGCTGGCATACAAGAAGCTGTTGACTCAGCTGGCGTAGCGTCAGAAATGGCTAGACAAAAGCTTATTAAAGGTATTGAGCTGAAGCGTGACTTTGAAGCTCGCTTCATTGGTAACTTTGCTTCATCAGAAGAATCAGGATCAACTGGGCGTAAAGCTGCTGGTGCATTAGCATGGGCAACTTCAAACGTATCACGTGGATCAGGTGGTGCTAATGGTGGATATAGCGGAACAGATTGTGCTGCTGCTACAAATGGTACACAACGTACTTTCACTAAAACTATCATGGATGCCGTAATTCAATCTGGATTTAATAATGGCGCTACATTCTCACAAATCTATATGAGTGCTGCTCACAAAGCAACATTCGCTGGATTTGCTGGACTTGCAGCTAACCGCTATGAAATCAACGGATTAGATGAAGGCGTAGTTGTTGGCGGTGCAGACGTTTATCTGTCTAACCACGGCAAAATGACTATAATACCAGTACAGTATGGCCTAACACGCGATGCTCTATTTGTAGACCCATCCATGTGTACTTTAGGTACATTACGTTCACCACGTTATGAAGAACTTTCTAAAACTGGTGACAACGAAAAAGGTCAAATCCTTGGTGATATGACACTTATCGTGAAGAACGAAAAAGGTCTAGGCGTAGCCGCAGACTTAACCTAGTATTAGGTAACTACCGGGGGCTGGCATATGCTAGCCCCTACATATACAGGAGAAAGATATGCCAAAGGCAAAAGCAGTACCAAAAATTAAAGCTAAAGTAAAAGATGATCGCGTTGAGTGTATAGTCACTAAAAAAGGCGGTATAGCACAAATAAGAACAGGCAAGTTAAGCGCAGATGGTACTGAGTTATGCTATAAAAAAGGCGATATCTTTAAAACAGACGCAAATCAGGCTAAACTGTTAGAGAATAACGACCTAGTTGTAGCAAGGGATTAACATGAGTAGTTTTAAACCATTTTCATATGATGCAGCAACAGGCATGAAGCATAGCCTTGCAGTTGATAGTGCAACAGATGAAATGTATGTAAAAACAGAACAAGATGTCACTAAAATATTAGATGACAATAAAAGACAGCAGTATGATGCTAAAGGCACACTAGGTAAGGCTGATTTAGTTAAAGTTGGCACAATACCATTAGGGCTAATACAGCATTGGAAAGCAACAGAAGGCATTGATGTATTTAATGAAGATCATTGGCCTAAAGTTGTAGAAAAATTAAATAGTAATGAATTTCAAGCATTGCGAGTGGCGCAGTTTAAGGTGTAGTTATGGCATTTGCAAATCTAGGCGAATTAAAAACAGTTATAAATGACACGTTAAATCGTACTGATTTGACTGCACAAATACCTAATTTCATCAAAATGAATGAAGAAAGCGTAAACCGCAAAGTCAATGTATCTGAGATGGAAGAATATACTGAGTTTACTATAAACGTAGGGCAAACAACATTGCCTACAAACTTCTTAGAAATGCGTAACATACAGATGAAAAGCTCTGAATATCCATTGCAGTATGTACCGCATAACTCATTGGATGGCATAGGCGCTGACTCAGGCATACCTAGATTTTATTCTATACAAGGCACTAAACTATTATTTTATCCGTTTCCCCCGGATGCTACTATTGGCATTATGAGGTATTTGGCTGAAGTAACGCCTTTAGTAAATGATGTAGATACAAATTGGTTACTAAGTAAATCACCGCAAATATATTTGTATGGCACATTGTTACACGCTGCGCCATTTTTAAATGATGACAGCAGATTGCCTGTATGGGCTAGTTTGTTTGAAGATGCTGTTAGGGCATTGAATGATCAGGACAAGCGCAGAATGTCAGGAACTAAACCACAAATGATAAACGCAACAGCGGGATACTATTGATATGCCTACAACAACAAATTATGGTTGGACATACAACCTACCAAATACTGCACAAGATACATGGGGCGGTGATCTAAACGCTACGCAAATAGCGATTGATGCACAAGTAAAAACTAATGAAAACTTAGCTAATTCAAAAGCACCATTAGCAAGCCCTACATTTACAGGCACAGTAACAGGGCCAACATTTGCTGGTAATCTTACAGGCAATGTTACAGGTAACGTAACAGGCAACGTGACAGGTGCAGTGACAGGCAATGCAGCGTCAGCTGATAAATGGTCTACTGCCAGAACAGTAACGCTTACAGGCGTAGTAACAGGTAGCGTAGCATTTGACGGCACAGGTAATTTTACATTAGCTACAAGTGTTGGCACAATAGCAGATGATACACTAACAATAGCGCAAACAAGCGGTCTGCAAGCTGCATTAGATAGCAAAGTGGCACACGCTAGCGGCAATGGCAGAACAATAACTGTAGGCAATACAGCGCCTACAAGCCCATTAACAGATGACATTTGGTTTGATACAACGGCATAATGGCAATAAAAACGTATAACGGCACTGCATTTGCAGACGCAACAGCTAAGTATTACAATGGTAGTGCGTGGGTGGAACCTAGTAGTGGTGTAAAGCGTTGGAATGGTAGTGCATGGGAAGTTGTTTCTACTGCGTTTGAAGCTACATTAACGCAAACAGCACTGTCTGGCTCTACATCATACAACTCATCACTGGGCAGTTACACAGGCGTTACAAGTAGCCCCGGCACTGGTTACACAGCCGTAACAGTCACAGGCGGTAAAGCGCCATTTACATATCAATGGTTTTATGTATCTGGCACTGTAAGTAGTATAAATCTATTTCCACAACTACCTACACAGTACGCTACAAGATTTAGTTTCAATTATGCGTTATCAGCAGGCAATGCTGTATACAGATGCCAAGTAACAGATGCCGACAACAACGTAATTAATTCAGATACAGTTACAGTGAGTTTTAGTTAATGTTAGTACCATTAAACATACCGCCCGGTGTATACACCAACGGCACAGAGTATCAGTCTAAAGGCCGTAACTTTGATGCTAACCTTGTGCGCTGGCAGTTTGGTGCATTGGGGCCAATGGGTGGCTGGAGGCAAAGAACAACTACAACTGTAAGCGGTAAAGCAAGACGTGTTATATCTTGGCGTGATAACAACAACCAAGTATGGGCTGCAATAGGAACAAATAGCCATTTATATGCTATGACAGCTGGCGGTGCTGTAACAGATATAACGCCTAGTGGATTAACTGTTGGGCGTGCAGATGCAGACACAGGCGCTGGATTTGGTACAGGTTTATATGGTCAAGGGCCGTATGGTGTTAGTAACCCAGCTGTAGTGAGCACTACAAACCCTGCAAGCATCTGGTCATTAGATACATTTGGTCAAATAATGTTAGGTGTTTTACCTGATGACGGCAAACTGTACGAATGGAATGTAAACGTCAATATTGATGCCACACAAGTAACAAATGCGCCTGTAGATAACAGAGCTGTATTGGTAACGCCAGAACGTATTGTAATGTGTCTTGGCGCAGCGGGGGTACCAAGAGATGTTGCTTGGTCAGATCAAGAAGATAGAAACCAATGGACAGCTAGTGCCAATAACCAAGCTGGTAATTTTAGCTTGCAGACTGCAGGAACAATATTAAATGCGGTCAATGTTAAAGGTGGTAGCCTTATATTTACAGATAAAGACGTATGGCGCGTTGTATATTTAGGGCCGCCATTAGTTTACGGATTTCCACAAGATAACGCTGGTGGTGGTTTAGTATCTTCTGGCGCGGTAACAACGGCTGATGGCGCTGCATATTGGATGTCACATGAAAACTTTTATGTTTATACAGGTTACAGCCAACCTATAAAATGCGACGTACATGATGCAGTGTTTAAAGATATCAACAGAGCGCAAATTAGTAAAGTTACTGCTTGGCATAACGCATCATTTGGTGAGGTTTGGTGGTTTTACCCTAGTGCTGATAGCACTGAAAATGACAAATATGTGGTTTATGACTATAGAGAAGGACATTGGAATAAAGGCAGTTTATCGCGATTATGCGCGACAGACAAAGCGCCATTACCATATCCAATAGCTGTAGATGCTAGTGGCAAAATATATGACCATGAATTTGGCTATGACCACAATGGAGATGTTAGTTTTATTGAACATGGGCCTGTTGAACTTGGTGTTGGTGAAACTACAGCAAATGTAACCTTTATATACCCCGATGAGAGCGCACAGGGCGACGTGAGCATGACTTTTAAAACCAAGATATACCCTAACAGCGCAGAGCGTAGTTTTGGCCCTTATACGGCAACACAGCAGCCTGTACCTGTTAGAGTACATGGTAGGCAAATGCTAGTAAAAGCGATAGGTGCAGAGTCAACTAACTGGCGTTTAGGTATACCGCGTATTGAAGTAATGCCGGGGAGCAAAAGATGAGACTGCCTGACGCAATGCCAACATATGATCTGATCAATGAAACAGAAACACGTCGTAATATTACATATGAGATGACGCAAACACGTAAGATTAATGAAGATATAAATATAAACGCAAGCAATAGATTAATACTTACAAGCCCTAACGGAACACGCTATAGTGCAAGTATTGATAACTCTGGAGTATTAACATGGACAGCTCTGTGAATATAGAGAACCATAAAGAGCAAATTGTAAACGCATTAGCGCGTTCAGGTCACAAGCATACGTTTGATGATGTTGTAAAGGCTGTAGCTAATGATGATGCACAGTATTGGCCAGCTAATAACAGCGCTGCAATAACGCAAGTAGCTAAAAAGTCTGATGGCACTGTTGGATTAAATGTTTGGCTATATGGCGGTAACTTAAAAGACTTTTATCTTTTAGTAAATGCTGCAAAAAAACACGTAAAAGACTTAGGCGGTGACTTTATTATGACATTTGACCATCGCAAAGGTTGGAACAGATTGTTAAAAAAACTAGGTTTTGTTGAGCATGGCAAAACTTTAATATGGAGGCTCTAATGGGCGGTAAGAAAAAAGTAGTAAATGAAACAAGAGAAGATTTAAGTGATTTTTCAAGACAGCAATATGATACCATTGCTGGCAATGTAAATCGTTTAATGGGACAAGAGTTTACACCTTATTCTGGGCAAAGAGTAGCTGGTGTAAGTGATTTAGAGCGAGAAGCTGGACAAACTTTTTTAGGGCAAACAGAGGATATAAGAGGGTTGCTAGGTGATGCTACTAGCAGAATACAAACAGGCGCACAATATACACCAGAGCAAATACAGGCACAAAGCTTTGCTGATGCTGATTTGTCTGCTTATAGAAATCCGTTTCAAGAGCAAGTTATTGATGCGCAGTTAGCTGATATTGAAAGACAACGTGGACAGACCGCAGAGCGCATTGATGCTGATGCCTCTAAAGCTGCCGCATTTGGCGGTTCAAGGCAAGCAATACAGCAAGCTGAAAGTGATAGAAATTTTGCAGATATAGCAGCTGAAACAGGTGCTAATTTAAGATCACAAGGCTTTCAACAGGCTGCGGCTATGTATCAACAAGATGCTGCAAGGCAAATGCAAGCTGATTTAGCTAATCAACAAGCTGGAATGAGTGGTGCGGAGTTACGTATGAGAGGCGCTGGACTGTTGGGTGACATGGCTGGGCGTATGTCAGATGCTGATATGCGTGAAGCAGCTATGCGCGGTAGTTTAGGTGAACTTGATAGAGCGCAAGAGCAGGCTGAACTAGATGCACAGTATCAATCATATTTAATGGCCTATGATGACCCATATAGACGCGCA